GTCAAGGATTTGGTAGAAAACTTGAAGAAAGGAAGTGTAACCTATTCGCGAACGCGTATGGCATACTGCCGAGTAATCGATGCTTTTCTAGCAACACAAAAAGGCTTGAGGACGATGTGGAGAGAATTTCAGGAAATGCATCCAATTGTCAAGATGATGGCATACTTTTCATTAGGTTTTGCTATCGGAGGAATATCACACATTATGACAGGGAAAACCCCGACAGATTGGATGGTCCATGGAATAAATAAGTTAGACACCAAATTCTTTCCAAAGAAGGAGGAGGCTGCTTACGCAACCTATAGATTACCAAGACATAAAGTACACTCTGCCGTTAAGGTTAGGGGTGAAGATGCTCTGAGATTGGCACAGGATGTGTTAGATGAGAGAGACGTGAAAGACTTAGAGAAGATAGTCGATGTTTTGGATGTGAAGAAGAAACCAATTGATTTTGCTCTACTGAATTCATTCAGCAAAGCTTTACCAACTGAAATCCGTCAGGAATTCATGGGAAGAATTGATGAAATGTATGAAGTGAACGAGCAAGGAACAAACGATCCGAATGCAATGGCTGTGCGTGATAATATGATCTTACGATCAATTTATCAAGCTAGAATTATGCGACCAGATGGTAGCACATGGTATACAAATTGCCTAGCTATTGGAGGACGCTGGATTTTAGCTCCGGCACACTTATTTAGAAGATTTGAAATGTTCCCAGGATCACATCTGAACCTTCGAAATTATGACACTAGTTATAATATTGAATGGGATCCGCGAAAACTGAGATTATCTAAGGACGAAGACTTTGGAATTTACGAGTGTTCACCAAGATTTCCACTTCATAAAGATTTGAGAAAGCACTTTGTTAACAACAAAGATCTCTTGCATTATACTAGAGGAACAGGACAATTGTTAACTTTGCATCATGATGATTTGTACCCCCTACCAAATCAGTGTAATATCATTGCTAATGATAAGACTGTGAGGTATGGTATATTTGATTATCACGCAAAGGCAGACAATTTGACCTACCAGGAAAGATATGCATGGAGACACGATGTGCAAACCAAAGATGGAGATTGTGGAAGTCCGCTACTAGCATTCAATAAACACCTAGCTGGAAAGCTGATTGGAATTCATGTAGCAGGAAGAGAAAATGACAACACTGGATGGGCTGTGGTTTTAACCGAAGAGAAAATTCGAAGAATTTTACCCGAGGATCTGTTCAAGGTACGTGACATAGCTGAGTATGTAGATGAACAAGGAGCACCAAGATTTACATTGCCGAAAGGTTATGAATATATTGGAACTTGCGCACCAGAATTGGCAAATGTTATGCAGACCAAGACAGATATTAGACCGTCAGTCCTCCATGATGAAATTTTCCCACACATTACTGAACCATCAGTTTTGAAGGCTAATGATGTACGAAATATTTCAGGGACGAAACCAATGCAATTGGGATTGGCTAAATATACCAAAGAGACTCTACCTCTGCCTGGACGAACACTAGATATAGTGCAACAGGAATTGGATGGAATCTACGAGGGAATTAAGCCATTGAGAAACCTAGGATATATCGATATGGATCTATTAGTTAATGGAATACCCGTGGAGAACTACGAACGCATGAATCCAAATTCTTCTGTGGGGTGGCCGTATGTTAAATACAAACCGAGAGGTGCCGCTTCTGGAAAAAGATGGATTTACAAGGAATTGGACGATGGAAGAAATGAGATAGTAAACGAAAGAATACTAGATGATTTCGAACGGAAGTTACGATTATTGATAGATGGTGAATTGGAACCTTGTGTGAAGATTCATTGTCTGAAAGATGAGCGACGAGGAATTATGAAGATACGAGCCGGAAAGACCCGAATTTTTACGATGAGCAACGTTGTGGAAACACTATTGATCAGACTCTTTTGGATTGATGCAGTAGCTGCTATCTATAAGTCGAGAAATCATACTTTTAGTGCAGTTGGTATTGATCCATTAAGTCCCGAATGGACAGAAATGTTCGATTGGTTGACGGAATATGGTTTTGATGTGTTTGATTTTGATTGGCAGAACTTTGATGGTTCTTTGGATCCCGACGCAATGTGGAGAGATACTGAGAATATTAATCATTGGTATGACAGTCATGGAAATGGAATTGTTTTTGATTTTTATGGAAAAAGATTCGAGATATCCGCTGAACAGTGTAATAGAGCGAGACTCTTGCTCACGGAAGATATGATTCATTCATATCAGATTGTGAACAATGTAGTTCATCGCAAACACCAAGGAAATCCATCCGGAGTAGCGATCACAGTTGTGAAGAACGGAGGAGTGAACCAGTACTATATACGAACAGCCTATTATCTTCTGCAAAGTGA